AAACTCCGGAGGCGAGTGCCGATAATGGAAGCGCCCAGGTGCAGCAACCCCAAGTGCCCAAGCGTGGTCGGGGGAGACCCAAGAAAAGCGTCCAAGACAACAGTCCTCGAACGGGACGAAGCGTGGACGTTCCTGTGTCCGACCTGTCACGGGATCGAGACGCGGACCAAACTCAACTTCAAGAGGATGGTGAATCGCGAGCTCATAAAGGAAGGGAAGTTGCCCGCAAGCCGGGCGATCTGATGGATGCGGCCGTCGATTCGAAAGAATGGGGTGCGGCGCAGCGTAACCAGGCACTGCTCGGATTCAACGCATTCGAGCGCTTCATTCAGGAAGCTCCGCTCAAAGACGCCTTCATTCTTTTCAACGATCTCTCGACGCGCCTGATGACTGCCGCGAATCACATTGAGAATCGCCGACTACAGGAGAAGAAGGCGGAGAATTCGTGCGCGTTCTGCGATCACGAATTCACATACAGAGGATCGGATCAGCCGAAGGCTCGGAGGGCATTCGATCTCCCGAACGGGATTATGCAGGTGGTGATCGCGTGCGGAAAGACGAAGTGCATCGACGCCTTCGAGGATTATGTCAACGACATGGCGACCCGATCGCGGGCGACTCTCAAGGAATGAAGATTTGCGAACATGAGAACTTCTCGGCTCAGGTCGATATCAATCGCCTGACTCAGGAAGAGGGCGGTCCCATCACTGCTTATCACGCTGATGTCACCGTTCGCTGTGCCGAGTGCAACGAACCGTTTCATTTCGTCGGCCTTCCTTTCGGGATGTCTCTAGTCGGTGGCGCAATGAGTAGCGTCGATGGACTCGTCCTGAATTGTAAAATCGCTCCGGGCAAACTTGAAATCTCAAACTTCGGAAAAGCAAAGTACACCGTCTAGCCGGGGACAGAAATGGATATCGAAAAGAACGGTACGCCGAAAACCGTGGTCGCGAGCAACCTCGGACTGATCGAACTCTGCGAGGGCGGTCCCTACGAGGCGCGCGGGTTTCTGATCCAGATGACCTCAGACGGTCCCCGAGTTGTCGGAGATATGGTGTTCCGCGTTCAATCGCCGGAACTCGTCGGACTCGGCTTCATTGAATTCAGCAAGGCGCTGAAGCTACTGATGAAGAATCCGAATGAGATTCTAACGCCGGATCCCGATACGGTGCGGCAGATCAATCGATCAAAGGGGTCGTGATGGTTGACGAGTTCGAACAGATCCGCGATGCGTTGAACCGAACGAAGAACGGAAAGTCGTACGGTTCCGATCGGATCGAAGCCAGCATAGAAATGCTGCTCGACAACCAGCGGGTGATCTGCGCGACGTTGGCAGTGCTCGTCCGCGGTGGTCACGCACCGATCGAAATGGCGCGCGATCTTCAGGACCGAGCGAAGAAAATTACGAAGATTTTGGAAGGATGAAACTCGACTATAGCCGGGTCCGGCAATTCATTAGCCGACTTAAGATCCGCAACAAGTCCAAGGAACTCGTCCCGTTCCATCCGAATCCCTGTCAGCATAGGTTTCTCGATCTTCTCGAGCAGATGGCCAAGAAAGGCCGTCCTCCCCGCGTAATCATCGACAAGTCTAGGCGTGTTGGAATCTCCACGATCTGCGTTGCCCTGCTGAATGCTCAGTGCTGCGGTGCGGAGGCGATGGAAGCTCGAGTGCTCGCGCATCTCGGAGATACATCCCGGATTCTGCTCGACATGGCGAAGGGGATGCACCAATCGATCGGTCTTCCGGCCGATTGGAGGAGATCGAAACTCCTGCTGTTCGATGGTGACGAAGTGAACTGTTCGAAGATGACGGTTCAGACCGCTAAGACTACTGGCGGCGGACGCGGCGGTGGATTCACTTCGATTTTGGCATCAGAGGCTGCGTACTACGAAAAGGAAGGTTCGTTTCTTGCGCTGCTCCCGACGCTCCCGCGCGCTGAGAATTTTTTCTGCTTCATCGAGAGTACCGCGAACGGCCGTATTGGAGTCGGCGAGGACTTTTACACTACCTGGCGCGCAGCCGTCCGCAAGGAATCGGAGTTCGAAGCGTTCTTCGTCCCTTGGTACGAGGATCCATCGTGTATCGCCGATCCTGAAATCCTGAAACGACCGACCGACGACGAGAACGGTCGGGAAGAAAAAGAGATTCGTGCAAAGTACAAACTTACCGATGAGCAGATGGCGTGGCGTCGACTCGCGTACATGAACGAGGCCGAGGGTCTACTCGCCAAGCTGCACCAGGAGTTTCCGATCTCGTGGGAAGAAAGTTTCATAGCGAGCGATAGTCCGACGTTCGACAAGGAAGAGATCGAACTCGCGGAGAAAGGAGTCTGCAAAGCAAAGTGGGGGTGCGAACTTCACAGGCAACCGAACGGTCGGATCGAGATGAGCGGTCGCGGTCCTTTCCGATTATGGGAAACTCCAAAGCCGGGGCATGAGTACTTCCTCGGTGCGGACGCTGCGCGCGGAACTCTTCACGGAGACTTCGCAGCCGCGGTGGTCTGGAACGGAACGACTGGGCACCAAGCAGCAGCATTTCAGGAGCGCGCCGGCGTGGACGAATTCGCCGAGATGCTCGACAAACTAGGCCGCTTCTTCAATAACGCGATGATGACGCCTGAGACGTCCTGCAATCTCGGAAATACCGTCATGCAGCGTCTACTCAAAGACTATAAATATCCTCGGTGGTATAGATGGCAGGGTCGAGATGATCGACTACGACCTGGTACGTCGAATCGACCGTCGATCGGATTCGAAACCACCGCGCGTACAAGGCACATGCTCACTCACCATTTCCGAATCTCTCTTCGAGATGGTGAAGTCGTTCCCCATGATGAGGAATTCGTTTCTCAGATCAAACTCGCGGAGACGTCCTTCGGAATGCGCTGGGACGTGACATTCGGACATGATGACGTGTTGATGGCGGGTTTAGTTGGGTGGCTTGCGAGAGTACAATTCCCGCCCAGAAAGATCATTCCGATGGGGATGCGAGTCGAGTTACCGGAGGAGTTGGGAACTCCGGATAAGATGACGGATCTGGGACCGATCGTGGAGGCGCACAGACAGAAGGTTATGGCGAAGATGGCTCCTACCTCGTCGCAGTGGCGGGAAGAACAGGTGACTAGGTAATGGGTTTCACAACGATCATCGAACTTAATCATGACTTCGCCGATGAGATTGAGCGCGATCCGCAGAAGTTCGTCCGGGAAGTCCTCGATCATATAAAGCAGGGAACCCAAATCTTTGACGATGCTGGTATACGCATCGCTGGCGGGACGATCGTCTCGACGTTCCATAGAAGTAATAACGATTTCGATCGGATCTGGATCGAGTACAAATTGGAGCTCCGGCGCTTCCTAAAGTACCTTCGCGATAAGTCTGCCGAGATGAAACAAAAAGGGATCCGCTGGTAATGGAACTCCGCCGAATCCCCGCACCGACTGATGAAGAACTCGCCGAGAAGGAAGACGCGATCCTCCGCCGACAAGCCGAAGAAGAGTTCGAAGCCAATCGTCAGAAACTCGAAGCGCAAAGGCCGCGCGGTGCCGCCAAACTCTCACGGACCAAAGCCTTTGGTGCTACCATCCCCCCGATGAATCGCGGTGCCTCAGAATACGAACCTCCGCCGGATGAGATAGAAGAGTCGCCCGCTGAAGTGCTGCGTCGAGCTAACGGTCGAACTCAACCGCCAGTCGCAGCGGTGCCTACAAAACCTGAAAAGAAGAAATCGAGATTCGATGTGCCAGACGCCAGAAACGCAGGGACAATCATCAAAGCGCTCGGAGTCCTCTATGTCGAAGAGCGCAAAAAAAATATGGCGGAGGCGTTTCAAAATCTTCGGGATCAGATCATGATGAATCTCGATGTCTTGCTCCCGGCAATGCCGCAGATCAAGCAGATGTTCGAATTGCTACAGATTGGAGAGCCGGAACGAGAGAAGAAGGACAAGGACGGGAACGGAAAAGAGGATCGGATCGAGCAGTTGACCGGAGGTCTCAGAAGGTTCTTACAGGGTGACGATGAGTGACCAGATTCAGCGATACTATCTCTCCGCTCTCCTAATCTGTTTTGGGGGAATCGGAATGGCTGATATTGGTATGCAGGTCGGATTCGGGAATGTCAATTTCTGGTTCTCAATAGTATGCGTTGGTCTCGAATCTCTATTACTAGCATCAGTTATGGGTAAAATCTGGAACAACCCGAATGGCAGCAGCTCCGCAAATTAGGCGGACCGTCTCGCCGGAAAATCAAGTCGTCGGAATCCTCGACGAACTCCAGACCTATGCTACTCAAGGCCGCAACAAAGCCCTCGGTGAAGGCTTCTTCGAAGAAGCGGATCGCTTCTACC